GCGGGGCTGAAAGATTGCGGTAGGAAGAGTCGAAAACCGAAAGCCACAGGGTGGCTCCCTCTATTAGGAACCACCCAGTGCGAGGATATAGATGATGCTCTCCAAGGTCCAGGTGGAGGAGACTATAGTAGTTGTCCACCATCAGGTCGTGCAAATCCTAAGGGTACTTTCTTTGATGATTTCTTTAAGAACATAAATCCGTTCTTAATGGAAACCAAGATGGCACTCAATGGTACCAAAGAGATCAATGACGCTACTCCTGGTAAGGAGAAACGAGTTATCCAAGGTCCTGGTGGTGTAAGTACTTTTGAGGATAAGAGAGGTAATAAGCATACCAATAATCCTAACAATGAAACTGCAATTATTGGTCGTGACCAAGTAACAAACGTTAAGAATAATAAGGTTGTAACTGTTGAGGGTGACTACTACCTCAAGGTTATGGGTGACTATCATATTGAGGTCTCTGGATCTATCAACCAGCATGAGTCTAATGGTCCAGGTGCCAAGGCAACAGATGCTAATGGTGGATTTGCTAGTGGTCAGAAGTGGGATGATCAAAAGGATCTACCAGATGCAGCAGGAGACTTCCAGATCTATACATCACCAGATGTTAGTCCAGAAGAGTATGACAAGTTGACTGATGAGGAGAAGACACAATATTATGCATCTAAGAGTGCTTCAGATGCTGCATCACAAGCAACAGCACCATTAAAAGAAGAGACTGCTAGTCAAACTGCTAAGAAGTTTAATGAATTGGCAGCAAAGAATGCTGCTGGTGATGGTAAGAAGAATCCAACTCCTAAGTTTAACACTGAGGTTGGAGAAAGGGAAGTTAAGTCAGTAAGAACCACTGCTGGTGACCATGACATGAACTTCCAAGGTGACTGGAAGGTACAAGCAGCACGTTTTAACTTCACTGCTATTGAGGCAATCAACCTCAAAGCACAAGAGATCAACCTATCTGCTGGTGGTATTACCAATGAAGCAACAGGTGAGATCATTAATGAAGCGAACTGGATCAGTTCATTCCTTAACTGTGGTAGATTTGATATTGTTGGTATTTTCCAGTTGATGCCTGTCCTGACTGGTCAGTTCAGCATTGTTAAGGGATCTATCGTGGACGTGGCAATGGACAGTCCATTCCCAGGAGCAGCCCCACCTGCACAGGTTAGGATGACTCTAGGTACAACGATGCCATCTGCTATGGCAGACATAATCGTAGGCTCCAACGCAGGTGCACACATAACTTTGGTCGGAACTCCTACAGGAGGTATCGGAGAGGTTGTCACAGGAGGAGCAGGTGCTATAATAAATCAGGTAACTACTGGTGTCGTAGCCATGAGTACTGGTGTGGGTGCCGCATGGTTTGGATGTGGACTCGGACCTACCTCAGTCTTCGGACTGCCCGTTATGCTTAATTAATTAAACTATGGAAGAAACCGTCGATTATGTTGCACATGCCTTCATAAATTTTCCCAAGAGAAAAATCACTCTCAGGGATCAGGAAGGTTATGAGGCCGAAGTGCGCTATAAATTTGATTCTGATGGATCTTACAGTTTCGCAGAGACTGTTGACATTCTGAAAGAATTCCTGGATAATGAGGACGAACTTACCTTTATATACTGATGGCAATCTACAGAACAAATGAGATCAGAATTGATCTTAATGAATTGGTAGCCATTAGATCAGCATTCTTGGGTGAGGAACTATCCGAAGAGAACGTAGAAGAACTTGGTGATTCCCTTAAGTATGGTCTCACATTTGATACTTTATATGGTATGGTGGATCAGGCAATCCTTGAGTATCTTGATAAAGATGAGAATCATTATGGTGAGATCCAACCTGAGCCTGGTCGTGAAGCATATCTGATTCAGATAGAAAAGAATAAGAAACAGTTTGAGATGGTTGATCTAGTGTCTCCATCATGGACAATCCAAGTACCAAGGAGAAAGAAATGAACAATTTGATTGAGGTCTCTGTAGAAGAGATTAAAACAAATCTTGACTTCCTCTTGACATTATTGGAAAGAGGTCATACAATCAAGATAATTCAGGAAGGTAAACAGAGTATCATCATGTCACCTCTACCAGAGTTCGTCAATAAGTACGAACAAGAGGAATTGCCTGATATACCTATGCCTGCCGATTGGAAACCTGACCCAGTTGGAGTACAAACTTATGTCACAGAAACCCTCTCAGAGATGCAGAAAGAACTTGACGATGGACATCAAGATGCACTTCAGTGAATGGGACCACATGTGGCATTGGACACTTGTGGGATATGAAGATGCATCCGCAATACATAGTAGTAAATCTCTCGATATCAGTACAGCACTGAATGATATCAAAGAGAGAATCGCTGTGATGATGGATGATGAAGCTAAGAATTACCGCTGAGTATTGCATCCTAGATTATATGGATGGTCATGAAGGTATAGTACTCCTCCATATGATTAATTGTATTCCATTTACATTCGATGATGAGGGTTTCGACACTACTGACGAAGAGATTATTACAAAGGCAGTTAATAACCCAAAATTCAGTATAGAAGACCTATATCGATGGTCTTCTTATCTTATAGAGGAGGAATGTCACCCTATTATGTTCGAAATGGGTGAATGGATTGAGAATTATCAAGACGTTCCAAACTAAATAGTACATGCAAATACGATTATGGTACAACAAGGACATGCGCCAATGGCGATGGTCTTTGGTTGACCATCAGTTACATCAGGAATCAGGTCAACAACCTGTGCTTAGAGATGCTATGGGTGATATTGCAAACACAGTAGAGTATCTAACAGAAAAGTATGACGACACGGAGATGGCACATGAAATGGAGAGAGGACTACAAGAGTATGAAAGTACTCAGTGCATATCAGACTGATCTCCTAGAAAATGGACCAAAGAGTCTAGCCCAATCATGGGTGCTACAGGCAATGTATGTTGACTGGAAGCGAAAAACTGGTAATATGGAACCTGAACCACCGAATTGCCAATCAAGTTATTCGGTACTAAATAAACGCATTGAGGAAGGACTTTATGATGACGCAAACGACCCATACGGGGGACATTAAGGTGGCAGGTACACATGATAATGAACAGTACCTGAAGAATTATCTAGAATCTCCAGGTAATATTGTGGATAAGCGAGAAAGAATGAATCGCTTAAGTGAAATTGTAGGAGATTATCTCACTGATGAAACCCTTGATGCACGTCACACATACGAAGAAATTCTCCAAGAAGTGAACTTTTGGATCAATTACCATTCGCAGCATATGACTAAAGCGAAAAAGCTGCGTAGTCTCCTCATGGGAGAGAGGGATTTGACGTTATAAATAACTTGGAATACCGTAGATAGTGAATAGTGGGAACCAAGAGAATATCACAACTTGAGACTATTGCTGATGCATTGGTGACTGGAGAAGCAGTCCTTCCCATTGTTATATCAGATCCACTGATCCCCAATAGGAAATCAAAAGTTAATCAACTGTTTAGGTCAGTTTCTGCAGGCTCACAGAGTTCTCCAGGACTGGCTTTTGACTTAGACAGGGATACTGGGGTATACCAGTCTGCCGAGAATGAAATTGGTCTGACTTTTGGTACTGCATCGATCTATAATAGTCGCAATTTAAACAACGACGGGTCATCGACCTTACAGATACGTGCAATTGATACAGGATCTGCTAACTCTAGTGTGGAGATAGTTCCACAGGGTAGTGGATATTTTACTGTCAATGGTACTACAGAGTTAACTGATACTAATTTTTACATTTCTGGTGACCAGAACCCTGCTAAAAAGGTAGTATTTAACGTTGATACAGTTTCCACTGCTGGTGGTACTCGTAGATTTGACATGCCTAGTGTAGGTTCTAATACATCTACGACAATAGTTGCAACAGACACGTTCCAGACTCTAACTAATAAGTCTATTATCATTAAAGATAATGACCTACAGATTACTGGTTCTACGGATGTTGCTAAAATAGCAAAGTTTGAGACTGATGCATGGTCAGCACCAGGTCAACACATCTATCGTTTACCTGACTATGGTACTACGATTACACAGTCAACGTTACTTGATGACTTGACTGAACAAGACTTATATAATAAGAATCACGTTAACCCTAAGTTTTCTGGTACTCCTTCTACGGATGAACAGAACCCTACCAAGTACATCATCTTTGATCAATCATTATTGACATCAAATAGAACTGTACAATGGCCAGATTTAAACGTTAAGGTTGTTGGTGAATCGTCTACACAGACATTGACTAACAAGATCTATAAGGGTGCTATCTTTGAGGATAGTGCAGATGCAACTAAGAAGATTACATTTAACTTAGTTAACCTTAATGCTAATACAAACTTGCAGTGGACCTTCCCAGAAGGATCAGTTGCAGAACCACTAAATAATGGAACAGATACTAACGTCGTAGTTGGAGAGCGAGCATCGCAGACTCTTGCATTTAAAACGATGGAGTATATGAAGATCAATAACCCTGATGAGGTTAACGGTCTTATCTCTATTGATGCTTCTAATATAACTGAGCCAGTCTCAATTAAATTCCCAGGAGCAGACGCTACACTATTATCTACTAACAACATCGAAGCGGTGGGTGTTAGTTTCGGTGGTGCTATCAGTGCACCGAGTCTCGGAGGAAGACTCCGATTACAATCATTCTTCCAAGCAGGTTGGTAATTAAACAATGACAGCAGCAGGACGCTTAGCCGCAGCAAAACCAGTGGCTACTACGAATACAAAACTTTACGGTACTGACATTAACAACACTGGCGCAGTAGTCTTTTCTGCTACTAATCAGTCTGGTTCTGGTGTTAGTTATCGTGCAGCAGTTCGAGACTACAATCAGATACTTACGTTGGACGGAGATGAGTCAACGAGTACTGATGATAGTAAGAGCTATGAGTTTACTAAGGGTAATGCCTTTGCAAACTACAAATTAACTGTTACCCCTGGCATTCAGTTTAACGAAGCAACTCCAGGTGCTGATATTGCTACTACTGATGGTAGTATTGCTAAGTTGTTAGATGTTTATAAGTCTACTGATACAGTTCAGCGTTATCTAAAGGTTGCCAAAATCCTGCAAACTGAAGGCGACAGTGAGCAAGTAACAGGTTCATTTACTATTGGTGAAACTCTTACTGGTAGTCTTTCTACATTAACTGGTACACTTAGTGCTTTCGAATCAACTACTGCTGCCATGTATTTGGAAGTAGCAGACGTTGCAAGTAATGCTACTGCTGTTAACGTATCAAGAAACACAGGTCTTGCTGATGGTGCAAGGTTGATGATCGCAATTGACTCTGTTTCTGCAACTGAGATTATCGAAATCGATCCTACTGGTATTAACGTTGCTAATAATGAACTGACTGTTACTCGTGGTGTTCTTGGTACAACTGCTGCGGCTATCCCTGCTGGATCATATGCCAAATCATACATTGACTCTGCAACCACAAGTACAATTGACGAGTCTGGAACATTTGCTGCTGGTGATACTACACTAACTATTGCAGATGCTACTGGATTCCTAGGAGGTGCATTTATTCTTATTGGTAACGAGATTCTTCAGGTTACTGAGGTTGCTGGTAATGACTTAACTGTTGTACGTGGACAGTATGGTACTTCTGCTGTTAACCATAACGATGGTTCTGCTATTACTCAACTAACAGATGCTGGTGACTATTATCTAAACTTCTTTAGTGAAGGTGAAGTCCTTACTGGTGGCACTAGTTCTGCTACTGTAGTATTAAACTACTCACAGGGTTCATCTGATATTATTAATACTGAGAAATTCATTTATGCAGAGGGATCTGCAGGTGGTGTGTATGGATTACCATTAACACCTGAGATGGAAGTGGATCGTACTATTAGATATCATCAAACAGATGCTAGTAACACTGGTCATCCGTTTAGGTTATCAGAAGAAATAGATGGTACGCAGGGTTTAACTGGTACAGAGTATACAACTGGTGTAACGAAAGCTGGTACTGCTGGTCAAGCGGGATGTTATCTAGAGATTGCAATCACTAGTGCCACTCCATTGACATTAAACTCTTATGCTGAACCTGCTGTAGCTAATACTCAAGATGGTAATGCTGGATTTGGTTGGGCTATTACTACAGTAATAGAACCATTCTATAAAGACATATACGTATATGCTGTGAGAGGCAAAGCATTTGCTGCTGCATCACAGTTTACGATTGGTGCTACAACATATACTATTGATGCTAGTGGTGTTACACCTGGTTTCTATGGATATGTTCATGATTGGGATGCTGATAGAAATGTTCTAAAAGTATCACTAGATGAAGGATCTCCTAATGTTGCTGTAGGTGACAATCTATATGACAGTATTACTACTGTTGATGGATCACGTCGTTGGACTACGGTTGTATCAGGTAAAGCACAGACTCTAGATAGTGTTGGTGGTGCTGATGCTTCTAGAACAGCAGGAACATATAATGGAATTCTACCTACGGGTGGTTCTGGATCTTTACTCAAGGTTAATGTTGTTGTTGCTGCATCTACTGGTGCTGCCACTGTTACATTAGTCAACGGTGGAAAAGATTATGCTGCTGCAGAAACGTTAACTATCACTGACGCTCAACTCGGAGGTGGTGGTGCTGCAAACTTAACGTTTAATGTGGCGACTATTGGTACTGGTGACGCTGCTGGTGCTACTGCAAACACTTATGTGAATGCTGAAGATTGGTTTGTTTATGATAAAGCGATTACAGCAAATACTACAGATCGAATTACTGGAGTAGTAGTTGGACCTGGACAGAATATACTTGTATACTCCAGTGCAGCAGACATTAGTTATTCTGTTACTGGATTTGAGAGTAATGCTGATGATTATGTTGTGCTTTCTGTATCCAAGAACGCCGCTGGTGGAACCACCCCTTAAGGTGTGAAATAAATAGTACAATAGGACAGAGATCAATTAAATGGCACTTACTCGTCTTAAAAATATCATCACGTCGAGGACTGGACGTATTATATACGTCAACCCCGACGACTTTGATGCATCGGATGCTTACGATAACCGAGGTAACTCTGCATTGCGTCCGTTTAAGACGTTGCAACGTGCATTTCTAGAGGTAGCTAGATTTTCATATAGAGTCGGACTTAGTAATGATGAATTTGACGCATTCTCAATCTACCTATACCCATCAGATTACGTTATAGACAATAGACCTGGTGTTGCAAACTATAATGACATACAACCGTTTGACGCTAACTCTAATTTTGATTTAACTTCTTCCAGTAATGTTCTTTATAAATTTAATGCTGCTGCTGGTGGTATTATTGTCCCTAGGGGTTGTTCTGTTGTTGGTTCGGACTTACGTAGAACCAAAGTCGTTCCGAAATATGTCCCTTATCCCACAGTACAGGGTAGTCTCGGTATTACTGCTACTAATGAACCTACTACTGCTGGTATTTTTAAACTCACAGGTGGTTGCTACTTCTGGCAACAGTCGTTCTTTGACGGAGATACCAACGGAGTTTACTACAGGGCTGATGACATAAGCACTATTGCACCAAACTTCTCACACCATAAGTTAACGTGTTTTGAGTTTGCTAATATAACTGATCTTAATCTGTATTATCAGAAGATCTCTAAAGCATATGCAACTATACCTGACTCTTCAGGTGTTGTCGCACAAGACCAATTACAGGCAAGAGTCGAAGAGAACAGGATTGTTGGTCCTATCTCCGACGAATTTGCTGTATCACAAATAATCCGAAATGGACAAACCGCCACAGCATTCACAGTGGATGCGTTGGGCAATCCGAAGAACCATGGATTCTCCGTGGGTGTCGCTGTTAATATATCTGGGGTTACTGGTCCTACTGAGCAGGATCAACTCCTCTATAATGGTTCATTCTTGGTAACATCTGCACAAGGTAACCAGTTTACCTATCAGATGTCAACTGAACCATCTGGTAATGCTATCGGTTCCAACATTCTTGTTAAGGTCGAAATCGATACGGTTGACTCAGCATCACCATATGTCTTTAACTGTTCACTAAGATCAGTTTGGGGTATCAATGGTATGCATGCTGATGGTGATGAAGCGACTGGATTTAAGTCTATGGTTGTTGCCCAGTTTACGGGTATATCACTCCAAAAAGATGACAGAGCGTTCGTACTATACAACCAAAGTACTGGAGCATATGAAGCACAACCTGCGGGATCTGGTGCTCATATTAATGGACTATCCGAGTATAGAAAGGGTTGGAGGCATCGTCACATTAAAGCATCGAATGATGCGTTTATCCAAGTCGTCTCGGTGTTCGCTGTTGGTTTCGGTGATCACTTCTTCTCCGATAGCGGCGGTGACTTGTCTATCACCAACTCAAACTCAAACTTTGGTAACACTTCTCTCCGAAGTAAAGGATTTAAGAAAGCAGCATTCACAAAAGATAAAGCAGGTGAATTAACACACGTTATACCACCAAAGTCTTTAAGTGATGTTACTGAGATATCAATCAACTGGGTTACTATTGATATCAATGCAACTAGAGCAGAAGCAGACGCATCTAGATTGTATCTCTATGGATATACTAGCCAATTAGGTAGACCACCTTCGAAGATTCAGGGTTATACTGTTGGTGCTAGAAGAGATGATGTCAATACACCAGATAAAATCTATGTTGCCCTGGTTGCCTCAGGTGCCTCAGAACCAACGACCCATTATGCAGACGTTAACCCTGCAGGTCCTACAGTTACTGGTACTAGAGCAGGTGATGATGAGAACCCAATCAAGTATGATACTAATAGAAACCAATGGTACGTACAGGTAGATAGTTCTGCTAACACAATATATACTACACTACAGGCAAATAACCTGTATCAGAACTTAGGATTCACACCTACTACATTTATTAGAAGGGTACCCGATGCTAGAGACCTTAATGACAGAACCTACAGATTTAGGTATACTCTCAATAAAGACGCATTCCCAATCCCAAGACCTCCTATTACTGGTTTTGTTCTGCAGCCTCGCTCTTCGGAGACCAATAGCCCTGCCTACAGTAAGACCTACTATATCTACGATGTTGAGACACACCAAGAGTTTGAGCGTGGTGTCAAAGACGGTATCTACTACCTCACACTACTTTCTGCATCAGTCTCACCAGCGACATCGAACTTCGATGATTTCGCCTTCTCACAGGCAACAATAGATATATACCCTGCATTTGACAGAGACAACCCAGTTGCTGACCCTGCTGCTGCTGTATCTGTTGCAGATAATGAAGTATTGGGTGTGGTTAAGACCACTGATGGTGCTACACCAACACCTAATGAGAATAAGCAACTTTCTATCACTAAGGAGACAACACAGTTCTTACTCTTAGAGACAGAGAATAACCTAGGATATAACACTACATCCAACTCACTGAATGGAATATTAGTTACTGCTAGGTTAGGTGATGAGGAAGAAAGAAAGATTGCACTGAAACTTAACACAGACCAGTCTGTTGCTCCACTACAGATAGAACTTCGAAGATATTCTATTCTGAGAGCATCAGGTCACACGTTTGAGTATCTTGGATTTGGTCCAGGTAACTACTCAACTGCATTCCCATCTACACAGGTTGAGGTGTTATCACCACAACAGGTGAGACTATCTCAGTCATTAAAAGAGGGTGCAGGTGTTGCATACTATTCTGGTGTTAACAGTGATGGTGAACTGTTCGTTGGTAACCAGGTTATTAACCCAGTTACAGGTCAGATCACTAACGAAGATATTGCTCAACTTAACGTGTTGGGTGAAGAGGACACCACTATTGAGACCTTCTCTGAGTTGGTTCTTACAGATAAACTAACCGTAATTGGTGGTGCATCTAACCAGTTGGAGTCTGTATTCTCTGGTCCTGTTACTTTCCAGAAGAAAGTTACATCCCAGAATGAGATACAGTCC